AAAGTTTTACCTGTACCTGCAACACCATAGGCATAGATCATCTTACCTTCATCCCATGCATCAAACATTACCTTTTGATTATCGGTAAGAGGTTCAATAGGAAGCATGTAGTCTTGACTAATGGGTTTACGACGCTTCATTTGTTTCGCAGTCATACCCTGACCTGGTGCTTTAGTCTTCTTTTTTACTGGCATATTAGTATCTGTATTTTTCAGTAATAGTTTTGTTGTTTACATATTCTGCTTTGGGAAGAACTTTATTCTTCATAATGTCTGTCCAACCAGGATGTGTCTTTGCCATCTTGTCTCTCCACTCTCCTACCTCACCAGCAGAAGCAACTCCTGCTTGCCAATCTTTATCCCAATCGGGATTATCTTTTTTCCATTGATCGTACTCGTCCATAGTCATGAAGAGTTCTTTCTTCTCTTTTGTTTCTTTATGAATTACTGGATATGTGGGCATAAGTGTTTTAAGTTTTGTAAAGTTATTTAGACCCATTCAAGGGCTTCAGATACAGTGGGGAACTGTTCGGTAAACACCTTACGACATGCTTCTGCAATATCCATGTGTTCTTTCTGTGTTCCGTGTGCAGATCTTAAGTTGATATAATGAATCCAAGAACGACATGATCCTGTCATGTATATTCTTGTAGGAGTGCATAATGGTAATACCATTCTAGCACATTCCTTTGCAACATCCAACTCCAACATTTGATTATACAATGCAAGAGATGAGTCAAACAAAGTTTTCATTTGTTTGTTCAGTGTGTCTATCACATTTGGATCTAGATCATCAGTACTATTCTGACGGTTCTTCTGATCTTGTCTGCGAAGTTCTGGAAGTTCTATATCACCTAAAGAATTAGTTTGTGCATACCTTTGAGAAAACTCTTGAAACGTAAATGACCTATGACGTAATATTTGTGCAGCAATTGCACGAGTAGTTTCTATTTCTAGTGTCATTGTAGATTGTTCAAACACAGACCAATGGTTATGTTTAATGCAATACTTTAAGAGTCCTGCATATTTTTCATTATCTTGATTAGACGGATTAGAAACTCTAGCAATATATGCCATAGTTTGTTCCGCATCAGGAGTGATACTAATTAAATTAACTGTCATGTTTAATCGGGGTAACCGTCATCATCATCTAACACCTCATCATAATCTTGTAGGATCGTTGCAGGTGGACTTTTATATAGGTCTACATCAGAATAGACTTCTGCTTTAATTTCATCAACTAGTGATTCTAGATCAAGAACCATTCTTTTTAGTTTTGCTCTATCCATAATCAATATAATATGATTGGTAGATTCCTATAGCCGCTTATGCTGAACCTACCAAAGGGCATAACCGCAGTCAGTATTTCTCTGACTCTTATATTATAGCACAAAAAAAGAAGGGGTACAACCCCCTTCTGTTTCATTTTCCGTATAGAAACTGGACTTCAGCAGTTATGATTGAGAGAAAGATAGCAGATGCTAAACATATCTCAATAGTTTCAATCATTTAAGACTTGTAAGTTCTTTTTCTTGTCTTACACCACGGTAAGTTAAATCGACCTTGTTAGTCTGCTTGCCTTTGTTTCTGTTAGTATCATACTTGATACCACGGTATGTGACTTGTGCCATCGGTTTTCTCCTGTAAGTAGTAGGGATTGTAGCCCCGTTCCTTCAGTCGGCATTTGCGTCCCCGAAGGGATGAACGAACCCGTTCCGTGTCGGCTTACTTGCGTCCTCCTAAGAGGATGAACGTAAAGGTATGTTAGCATACCCACACTATATAGTCAACCATTTATGTAGTTTCTGTTACATTTTCATTTTCTTTTAACAAATTAGTAACGGTTTTCTCTGTACCGTTCATCATTCTAACTTCATAGATGGAAGACTTCATATATTTTTTAAGTTTTTTATATTGTTTCTTGATAGGACCTAACTCATCTAGGTTCAAATTAATGTTTAAATCTTTACCCATCTTTCCTGTCCTCTCTTTTTCTTTTCTTTCTCTCAGCAGGTTTTTTACTTGAAGTTGTTTTTGATTTTAAGTAAGTCCTTGGGTCAACGATTCCGTCTGTCCATGTAATACTTACAACTCCGTCAAAGTTATCATGATAATGATCAAAGATCTCAACCATAGATCCTGCTCTCGTGATGTCATGTTTAATTTCATCTTTGATTTTGTAAACTACCAAGAAAGAATCCTTTGGTAGTTTCTTGTCTTTCGATAAATTACGATCACATTCCTTGTGAATTACATCTAAGGTCATGATCTTCCACCCCAAGTGATATCTGGATATGCATCCTCGACCATAGACCTAGTGATCTTATATTTCTTTTGGAGTTCTTTATCCTTTACTAAACATAAGATCTCTGCATCTAGTGGATGTAGACCCTGTAAAATTTGAATAAACATAGTCTCTCTACGAAGACCATTTAGTTTATCATTACCACCTTTAATAAAGTTATACAACTTTGTCCACTCTCTACGAAGTGTTGTAAAACCTTGATTGGTATTTACGGTGTCATTAAACCTCATTGTAGAGGCTTGTTGACCTATCTTAGTAGATAAGGTGCCACTACTATTCTGTTCGTCCTTCAGACTTGAATAAGGCACCTCTCCTGGTGGGAGTAATGATATAACACTTTCATCAAAGTTCCATATAAACAGTGCTTTTAATGAATCGTGTTCAAATTTTTTAAGTGCTTCCACTTTCTTTGCAGTTGATCTCTGTTTGCTTACTACATTCAGAACTTCAAATACAAAAGGATTTGGTGGAAGATCCTCTATGGGTGTAGACGCTCTAGTCGTCTTCCTCGGTTTCTTCGTTGTTGTCATTTTTTTCAAACCTCACTGCGACAATTTCATCAGGCATAAGATTACCATTTTCATCGAACATTTCTGGGTGAGCATACACTGTCTGTGGTGTATTCTCATAAGTGACTTGTCTTGCGATCCATCCAATTACACCTCCGACTAAAAGTGATATGGTAGATCCTAGAATTGTCATGGTTAGACTGAGTACTAACGTTTCTGACATGGCACTTCTCCACTATTTTTTTGTTTTTTTAGTAAATTTAAAAGAAAACTCAAAAGTGAAATGTATCTCTCTCTTTAGAATAGAAATAATTTTGCTAAACCGTATACCAAATGGTTTAACTCTCTGAGATTTCGGAACTCCTCCTTCAGCAAGTATTAATTCTACACCTCTATTTATGGGTAGATCAGAGGATTGCTTTTTCTTGGAGGTATCGGATTGAGTCAACACATCCTCCCAATTTTTTTCCATCTAACATAACTTGTGGGAATGTTGTACCGTCACCAAATTCATTGTAAAAACTCTCTTTGTTGAAATCAACATCGAGAGTGTAAATTCTGTGCGATAACTTTGCTAATTCTAGCACATCTACAATCTTTTCGCAATAAGGGCATCCTGTTTTTGAATAAACCGTAAAATTCATTTCTGCTGTATAAAAAAACTATTTAACTATTTTGATTCTAGAGATTTATTTTTGATTATGATTCTATTATTTTTATAATCTGGAACAAACTCAAGAACGTCCTTAGTATCCCACATGAGTTCTTCATATAATGAGTTGAGACGTTCCATATCCTCATAGAGATCATTAACATGTTCCTTTTCGTAATCGTCCATAGAGAATAAATTAGTTAGGTTTTTATTATACGGTATTTAGTTATCACTGTCAATCAATTTTGTTCTTTTGCTGATTTAAATATATTATTGCTCTCTGTAAACTATCAGAACTCGCATCAAAAACATCTATTCCTTTTGTACATTTCTTACATATATCCTTTTCTAACTTTTGTTTTTCTTTACCACATATTATACATGTTCCAATTTCATATTTCTTTCTAACTCTCTTGAGTGTACACTGTTTACACTCATAAGAGTATGATGATGCCAAGGAAGGGTCTCTCCTGCACCTGTAGAAGTCTGCGAGGAGTCCTTTCTTTACTTTACATACTCTACATACCCTATCTTCGAGTAAGAGGTGTTCTGTCTGTAGTTGCTGATCGAAGTCCATGTCATAAAAAAGACCCCTACTATGTAGAGGTCTGGGGGTGTTCCGACTGTAGAGACACACGAAAGGTCTCAATTGTATTTATAGTGCGTTACCACGAGGTAATACTTCTTCTGGGAACACAAAGTTCTCATGTGGTTGGTCAACAGATGACATCCATGCTCTCATACCTTCATTAAGAAGTATATTCTTAGT